GGATTTCTAATCACCAACGCGGTGAATTCTCATGGGCAGAAAACTGCCGAACGCCGATGAAGCTCCGCGAGAAAAAAGACGGCCTCGCTTACTTCGAAATTATAAAAAACCAAATGCTACGGGAGATCAATCATGGCTCAGAAAATCAATCTGGAAAAAATTCAACAGGCTATCGACTCTCGGTCGTTGACAGAACTCGACTCGCAAACGAAAAGCGAGAGCTTGCACGACAGGCAGAAGCGAGAGCGTGTGATGGATCGGTTATGGCAGAGACTTCAGGAGATTTACGGCCACCAGCTGAACAGCGGGTTCGGGGAAACGATTCCGGAGAGCTGGGAAAGACTTTTGACGGAAGTTTCACCAGAACAAATTAAAAACGGGCTCAACGCGCTGGCAGACAGAGCAGATACGTGGCCGCCAAATGCTGTTGAATTTCGTGCGCTCTGTATGCCAAAGACAATCAGCCCGGATGGCAATAACACGGCAGCCTATCTCGCATGGGACGATCCGCGTAGACCAGAGAATGATCCTGATCACCCGAGCTACATTCCGAAGCAGATTGCTTTGCCTGATCACTCGGCCAAAGAGAGCAACAAGGCAGCGAACAAGCGAGCAATGGCGATGCTTCGCGGGTTTTCTTTCGATGAGCCCAAGCCACTTTGCGAGGAAGAATAACGTGTATTTTCAGCAAGTTCGCCGGAAAATTTTGAGATCAAAATCTGTCAAAGAGTTACGTGATTTGGTCGATCAGATTGACGAAGACTTTCAGGCAGATTACAGCGTGATGACCGAGCATGACTGGCCCGTACTGACCTCGCTAGTGACGCGCCGAAAAGATGAACTTGAAAATAACAAACCGACACTGAAGCTAGTGAAATGAACGTATCAGGAATTATTCAGGGTATTTACCAGGCACCAAACGCAGAATTGCTAACAGCTCACCTGGACTCCGTAGGCAGGGCCATTGACCGCAACGAGTGTGACTACGACAACGCTGGCTGGCACAAAATCGAAGCGGCTATCCGAGACAAAACCGAAAAGCTCGGCATTCTGGCGGTCGCATGAAGCCAGTTCATATTTTCATTGCCGGTCAACCGCAAGCCAAAGCCAGGGCTCGGGCTCGAATCGTCGGCAAACCGGGAAAGCAATTCACATCGCATTACACGCCAGAGCATACCCGCAAGTACGAGGCATGGATTTCCAAGTGTGCGAGGGCCGTGATGGGCAGATCCATTGCTCGATTCGAATGTCCGGTTGCTCTGTATCTGCAAATGACATTCGAGGTTCCCAAGTCGTGGCCGAAGTGGAAAAAGGCTATGGCGCTAGACGGCAAGATACTGCCAACAGCAAAGCCCGATGGCGACAACGTGGAAAAAGCAATCATGGATGGATTTAACGGCATTGTCTGGATCGATGATTCTTACGTGGTATCTGGCGGGCGATCAAAAATCTATGGTGAAACAGCGGGAGTGAAAGCGAAGGTCGTACCGCTCAACGCTCACCCATCAAATATCACGAAGGAGCCGGTACCCGATGAGCAACTTGAACTTGCCTAGCGACATACAAATCAAGCACTGCGGGTTCATGGGCTTCGAATACTTGGGCGATGGAATATTTGGACGCAACGACCAAATTGGATGGTTCACCAACGATGGATTCCACAAAGAATAGGGCTATCTGATGATCATTACTCAAATTGTTCAGAACTATGACAGCGAATTTACAGAGAGCACGTTGCACGTCAACGGCCAGAAGCGTTTTTGCTATGTGCTCGAAGATCCAAAGCAACTCAGGGGGGTGAAGATCGCAGGGAAGACCGGTATTCCTGAAGGCTGCTACGAGGTATCGATCACCACCAGCACTCGTTGGAATAAACCGATGATGATTCTCCACAACGCGCCAAATTATTCTATCGACCGTGACGGTATTCGATTCACTGGAATACGACCACACGGCGGTAACGATGTTGACGACACAGAGGGTTGCCCGCTATGCGCTTACGAATCAAATTACTCCGGAAGGGTGTGGAGGCGAGCAAGCGATGATCTATTCGATATGGTCCAGGCTGCAATCAACCGCGGCGATAAAGTTTTCTGGGTTAAGACAAGCCATTAGTTCAACCACAGCGGGCAGAGCAATGGTCAAGGCACTGAAAAAACGTTTTCGTAGGCGCAGCACTGAAGATATGGGAAAGCTCGACCGTGATATCGAGGCTGCGTATCAGAACAAGGACACAACGCTCAAGCAGTCAGCAGAGAATCTAGGGATCTCGTATAACTACCTGACCAAGCGTGCGCACTACATGGGAATCAAGCGCCCCAACACATTGACCAACGATGATGAGTTCTGGATATGGCAGCTCCATCGTTTGCACAAACTATCGCTCGATGAGATAGCGGAGAAGTTTGAAATATCGCGGTACTGGACGTATCGCACAGTCCAAAAGCACGACGCCAAACGGCTTAAATTCGCAACAACAGGGGTGAGTGATGAATGATTTAACTGAAATGGAACTACCAAGGTATACCAGCCACAAGAAAGTATGGGCGCTGAAGATTGCCAGCATTGAATACCAGGTTGACGAAGACGGCTCAGCGATGATTGTGCCTGCCGATGACAGGTACTCGCCGTTCAAGGTGAGCTTCGATTATGTGCATCACCGAGGGCCAGAGCCAGGTGGGTACTTCGTTCGATACGAGGATGGCTACGAGTCATATTCGCCGGCAGAGGCGTTTGAGAATGGCTATCGTAAAGATTAAATCGATAGTTAAAAGCTATTGGTATTTGTTGGTGAGTGATTTATGAGCAAAAGAAAAGTGGTACCAAGACAGATCGAGATCCGGACGTACACCAGTGATGGCGGGCTCATCAAGGGAATGCTGCTTGAGAAAATGGAAGACCAGAACGCCGTGAGGCTGAACCGGATGGAAAGCGACAGGGAGAAAATTGTCAATCAGTGGGTTGTTGATACCAAGTCAGAGCAAACGGAGCTGGCTTTATCGAAGCTGGGGTGGCTCAAGCCGGGAACACTGCAGGCAACTGCCATTGCGATGGACAGAGCGCACGATGCTTTGGTGAATAACGAGCCTGAAACAGCAAAAGAGCTGCTGCTTGAGGCAATGGAAGCCATGCAACAAGAAGTGGCGGAGTCGGAAAGCGAGATAGCTGAACTGGAGAGCATAGCCAATGACAACACATAGTCTTTACTGCGCGCATTACAACGGACTGGTGTGCAATTGTTCGAGGCCGGTTCAAGTTGAGCAGGTGGCAGTTGGTATTGATCCTGATCCTTTTCCGGAGCATACCGATTGCGAGGGAGAAACTGACCGTGAAGTTTTCAATGATCTTGAGAGCAAAGTGGAAGAGTGGGATGAACGGCAGGCTCAATTGATCAACATGAAAATCATCCGGTACCAAGAATCACTCGCAGAATCAAGCGCCCGGTATGCCGAGACAAATGGCAAGTTGGTTGAGGTGGATATCAAGCTCGGTGAAGTATCCAGAATGATGGTGACGATGGCCAAGATCCTTGACCGGGTATCAATACCGCGTGTTGACGATACGGGCGAAGAATTGGGATTGGTTGGCCGGTTGTATCTTCTGGCAGCTGAGTTCGACGAGGGATTCAAGGCCGATGTTTTGGCGCAAGCAAGCAAGAGGATGGGATAATGAGTGACGCAGAAAAAAGCAGGAAAGATATTCGTATCGGGGTGAGATTGAGCCCGTTTTATACACTGGAAGAGGTGAAAGATATAACAACACTTTCGCGTAGTAATCTTTTCAAAATGATTGAAGATGGTAAGTTTCCACGCCAAATTAAAATTGCTGATCGGCGCATTGCCTGGTCGAAAAGCGATGTTAATAATTGGATTGATAAGACAATGGCTGTTGGTTACAGAGTAAGAATGAAAATTGAATTGGATGATCTTTTGGCAAAAACAGGAAAGTTGCGCGCATTTATCAAGACTGACAAGTATTTTGAGTTAGGCGATGATAGCCAAAAATTGCTTCAAGACCAGATGGCTGCGATGGAGAAATACGCCACTATTTTGTTTGAGCGAATGGCAAGGGCAGGAGAATAGATATGGGCAAAGTAGTTAATCTAAAAGACGGTTCTGGCCCAGCAGAGGCACTTAGAGATATTGCCGACGGAATGGATGCTGGCGAGATAGATTCTACAAACTGCACTGTCATTGCTGGAATCGATGTATTTCATGTCGGTGCAATTCGTAATGACCAGGCATCACAAGAAGCGATATTTAATATGACAATGGGCATTCAGATTCTGATGGCGCCGGTAGTCGGTTTGGCGCGAGATCGTCAGCCACCAGATGGGCAGTAGTTATGACGGATATTGAGAAGCTGGGAAAACTCCTAACCGAGTTCGGTGTTGGGTTTGAGTTAATTACTTTCGGTGACGAAGCAGGTCAATTGATCGGCTGCCACGAAGGAGATGCAAAAATTTCTGGCCATGTGATGTTTTTCACCACTTTTGAATTCGATGCTGATGGCAAGTTCATTGAAATGGGTGCGTGGGAGTAGCAATTCTCCCAAATGCCCTAAGCCCGGCGCGAAGGGTGCTTAATGCGAGGTACAAGTTATGGAATGGGAAGAAATTGACGACCGGACTGCAAGAGCCATGGTTGTGGGCGGATGGCTGGTCAAAGTATTGGACCCAATCTGGGAACATAGCCGATGGAGTGGGAATCATCATATCGCACTAACCTTTGTTCCAGATCCATCGAACGAGTGGGTATTGCCACCAGCGGAAGATAAATAACCAATGCCAAAGCTAAAGAACGAAGGCCATGAACGGTACTGCCAGAACTACACTGCTATGGCAAAGCCGGTGACTAGCACTGCGCTTATTGATGCTGGCTACAAAGAAAAGTACGCGAGACAGATGGGGCACAATATTCATGCGCGCGACGATGTGCAGGTTCGACTAACTGAGCTGGCAGAAGCCCGCAACGAGCGGTTAGGCATCATCGACCAGCAAGATCGGGTTATCAAAGAGCTTAGTCACGTTGGTTACTCAAACATTGTTGATATTCTGATTGATATCAAAGAGGCGGGCCCGGCCACTGTCGAGTCGCTCAAGAAGCTCTCGAAGGAGCAGCGTTCAGCAATCATGGAGATCACGTTCCATGAAGGGGCTGGTGGTTATATCGAGAAAATCAAACTACATCCAAAAATCGCATCGCTCAAGCTCATCGGTGAGCACGAAGGCATGTTCAAGCCGGAGCGCGGAAGCGGGCTGATGTTCTTCATGGATGCGGATTATGGCGGTGTTGAGGGTGAAGAGGCAGACGATTAACCAATGGCAGCAGTAGCACTACAAGAACGACGCAAGGTATTCAGCAAGGGTAGGCAGACTGCTATCAGCACGAAATACATTGCCGAACCAACCGTTGCCAGGTTTCACCGGTCCAATGCGCGTGTTCGCTGTATTCGTGGCCCTGTTGGAAGTGGTAAGTCAGTTGGCTGTGTCATGGAGCTCTGGAAACGATCACTCGAGCAGGCACCCGGTACCGACAAGGTGCGCCGTACTCGATGGGCGATTGTTCGTGAGACTTATCCGGAACTGAAAGCCACCACGATTAAAACCTTTCAGGATTTCATACCCGACGAGATATGCCATATAAAAATGGATGCTCCGTACACTGGGATGCTTCACCTGGATCTACCGGACGGCACCAAGGTTGAAGCCGAGTTCATCTTCATTGCACTGGAAAAGCCCAAGGACATTAAAAAATTGCTCTCGTTCGAGCTTACTGGAGCATGGATTAACGAAGCGCGCGAGATCAGCAAGATCATTGTCGATGGCGTTACACAGCGTATTGGTCGTTACCCGGGCAAGAAATATGGAGCCCCGCTTACATGGACCGGGCTCATCATGGACACAAACTCGCCAGATGATCGTCACTGGTGGGCAAAGCTCGAAGCAGACCCACCAAAGAAGTGGGAATTCTACGTTCAGCCAGCAGCACTCATCAAAGATATTAAGAAATCATCCGGGAAAGGTGGCGCCAGAGGGCTCAAGCGCGACGGCAATGTGGTCTATCTGCCCAATCCCAAAGCAGAGAACGTCAACAATCAGCAGCTTGGTATTGATTACTGGCTGGATATGGTCGAAGGCAAGGATTCCGAGTGGATCAAAGTCTATGTGCTCAACGAATTCGGGCTACTGATACCAGGCCAGGGTGTTTACAGCGACGATTTCAGTGTGCAGCTACACAGAGCATCAACCGGCCTATGGCCAATGAAGCACTGCGACATATTCATGGGCTGGGATTTCGGGCTTACTCCAGCTTGCATCATCGGGCAGGTTACGCCGACTGGACAACTCCGGATCCTTGACGAACTAACAACCGAGCGAATGGGCATACGGAGATTTGCCACGGATGTAGTTATCCCAGTGCTCAAGAAGAAGTACAAGGGATTCAACATCACCAGCGTAGGCGATCCAGCTGGCGTGAGCCCTTCACCGACCGACGAGCGCACCTGTTTTGAAATACTCGACGAAGAGCTGGAGCAGTTTGGCATCGAGACAGAGCCATCGGGTGATTTGAGCAACGACATTACCGCCAGGCTCGAAGCTGTACGTTGGTTCCTTACTCGCCGCGATGGAGCAGGACAGCCAGCACTGGTACTAGATCCAGAATGCCAAACACTTATCCGCGGCTTTGGGGGTGGTTATCATTACAAGCTGGTTCAGGCAGCTGGAGCAGAGCACAAAGTTCACCTGAAACCCGACAAGAATTCATATTCGCACGCGCACGACGCGCTCCAGTATCTCTGCCAGGAAGTGAAGTCGGCTATGGGCATGACGAAGTAGCCTAGTTTTCATTCATTGCCTTAGCACGCCTTCACATTGGTTTAATCCGCAGTTATTACAGTGGGTAGCCAATCTATGCAAGCAGAGCGCAAACAGGAAGAGTCACCAGAGAGCGGAGAAGTTCGTTCGTCGAATGACATTATCAACTCATTCGGTGCCGACCTTGCTCGCATTGCTAATGAGCAAATATCCCTAAGAGAGCCAATCGAGCAGCGATGGCTCGAAGATATGCGCCGGTACCAAGGCGAGGCAGAAACCAACAACACGAAAATTACTGAAACAGAAAACAGCTCCCGCCCCAATCATGTAGCAAACAGAACCCGCCAGAAAGCTCAATCAGGTGAAGCCCGCATAGGCGACCTGTTATTTCCGAACGATGATAAAAACTATGGCATCAAGGCAACTCGGGTACCGGAATTAGTCGAGCAGACCAAAGATAAAACACCGGTTGAGGTCGACGGCCAAGAATTTCAGGACGATGACGGCAACGTAATCACCGAAGGCAGTATTGCTGCCCGAAAGATTGAAATAGCCGAGCAGCGTGCTGGCAAGATGGCTGATGAGATTGACGATCAGCTATCAGAAGCGAACTACGCACTAGAGTCACGTGACGCAATCCACTACGCCACCAAGCTCGGTACCGGAATACTCAAGGGACCAATCGTTTACAACCAGACTCGAAAGGTCTGGCTACAAAATCCCAAAACAAAACAGCTCGAACTACAGTCACACGAATCCAAGAAGCCAGGCGTTAAATCAATAATGCCATGGAATTTCTTTCCGGATATGTCGGCGCGTCGTGTCAATGATGCTGAATTCATCCTAGAGCGCAGCTTCCCGACCAAGAAACAGATTCGCATGTTGATGCGGAGCAAAGGCTTTCTGCAGGAACAAGTCTCTACGCTGCTAACGCTCGATCCCAAGTCAACGCACATTGGCCACACCGATCATATCAATCAGCTCCGCGAACTGTCCGGGCTCAACCAGATCAACGATGACAAGCGCTACGAGCTGTGGGAATACCACGGCCCAATCTCCAAAGAAGTGCTCGCCGCCGCAGGAACAATCACCAACGAAGAAATGGACGACCCGCTCTACGAAGTGGATGGAGTCGTTTGGTTTTCGGGTACCACAGTACTGAAAGTTCGCATCAATCCAATGGAAACAGAAGATTGGCCGTACTCAGTATGGTGCTGGGAAGAAGACGAGAGCGGCATATTTGGTTATGGCATTCCGTATCTCGGCCGCAACAGCCAAAAGATTATGAACGATGCCTGGTCATCGATGATGGAGCAGGCAGAGAAAGGTTCAGGCCCGCAGATCGTGATGAAGAAAAAGGGACTGTCGCCGGCCAATGGCAAGTGGGAAGTGGAAGGCTTCAAGCTCTGGTACGACGAAAACAAAGTGGGTGAGGTCGATCATCACTTCCGTATTTACGAATTCCCCAATCACCAGCAAGCATTTCAGAACATCCTCGAAATGGCATCACAGCTCATGGACGAGGAAGTAAACCTACCTATGCTCGCACAGGGCGAACAAGGCACTGCAAGCCCCACACTTGGCGGCATGGCAATGCTGATGAATGCTGCTACGTCAGTGCTCCGCAGGCAGGTTAAGCGCTGGGACGATGATGTTACGACCGAAATGATTGGCCGTTTCTATCACTGGAACATGCAGTTTAATCCCAAGCAGGAAATCAAAGGTGACTACGAAGTAGAAGCCCGAGGCAGCTCAACGCTACTCGTCAAAGAGATCATGTCTCAGAACCTGATGGCGATACTCCAGAACTATTCAACACATCCGGTCCTTGGTGAATTGCTCAAGGCTCCAGAAGCATTCCGAAAGTTGGTTCAATCACTCCATATCTCACCTGATGAAATCATCAAGTCAAACGATGAGCTCCAGGAAGAGCAGCCCAAGGAAGGCGAGGAAGGACCAGAGCAGAATCCGGAAATGATGAAGCTTCAAATCATGGAGAAGGTGGAGAACGCCAAGCTACAGCTGAAAAATCGTGAGCTTGAAATGATGATCTCTAACCAGGCTTCCGACGAACGTATTGCCGTGATGAAGCTCGACATTGAAAAAGAAAGAATGATCGCCAGGCTGGAAGAAATCAACATCCGCGAAAGGGCCGCCATGGCCAAATTCAAAACCGAAATAAAAGTAAAAGTAGCGCAAGGATCAGGAATATAAATGGATACTGATATCAATGCCCCATCACCCGACAAGGTAGATAAAGCGAAAGCAGCACTAGCGGGGCTCAGTCATTCTGATGCGTCCCGCGTTTTCGATTATTGCCTTACACAAGCTCAAGAAGAATTAAATACAGCCTTAGATGCCGATATGCGAGAGGTTGATCGCTTCAAAGCAAATATCCGCATCGAATTGTTACGAGAGCTGGCCGGTTTGGTATCTCCCTTACGGGAAATGACAGTAACCATTCCCAACAACTCATAATTTTGGCCGCTTCACTGCCGCCCCCAGTCACACACCATGGCCCCGTTAGGCGCTTAGGATGAGAAATGCTAGAGCACGAAGATTCAGAAGAATCAAATGACGACGATTTTGATGCCGCTTTTAACGAAGCCGCTGGAATTGAAGTAGAGGAAACGGTTACCGCAGTACCTGAGCTAGAAGACGAAATGGAACAGGAGCCCCCTGAAAAGGAAGAGCCCCAACAGCAGGAGCAGGAAGCGCCAGGAACTGAGGAAGAAGCTGAAACGGGACGCATAGCGGAACTGGAAGCTGATCTAGCCATTGCACGACACGCCGCCGAGTCAGAGAAAGGCCGCGTAAGAGCATTAAACCTCAAGCTGGAGGAAGCCGTAAAAAAGCCGCCAGTCGTGAATTCTGATGATGACGACATGGATGACGACACGCTCGAAGACAAATCTCAAGAGGATGATTTTGAAAATGACTACCCGGAAGTTAGCAAGCTCATAAAACAGCAAGTTGATGCCCGAGTAAAACCGTTAGAAGCGCAGGCCGATGCCGAAAAGCTACGCCAGCAGGAAGTACAGGATCAGACCGACGAGGAAAACAAGACACAAGCAGTAGAGGATTTTTACCGTGGTGTTGCGAAGACTCATCCTGATTTTAACGAAGTCAAATCCAGTCCTGAATTTTTAGGCTGGTACCAAGATCAAACTCCCGAAGTACAACGCATGGCGAACTCTTGGGACGCAAAAAATGGTGTAGCGATTATCAACATGTATAAATCGACTATATCAGCACCCCCAGGGCCAACCGACAAAACTGAATTGCTCGACGATATGGTGGATATTCCACGCAAGGGCGGAGCAAGGGCTTCATCTGCAGCTGACGATTTTGACAGCGCATTTACCAAAGCTGCCGCCAAATACGATGTATAACTTGCACGTTGTCGAGCCTATAGATCAAGGGGATCTAACATGGCTGATGTAGCTACCAATTCTTCCTACGGAAGTATCTCACGTTCACAGGCCGGCCACGTTGTTGCTAAAGCACTAGCACACGCCAAGCCAGTCACAATGTTGCAAAAATTCGGCTTGCCACAACCAATGCCGAAAAACAAAGGTGTCGCTATTTACTGGCGTCGTCCTAAGACCTTTCCGGTAAACCTCGCTACTCTGGCATTAACAGAAGGCGTTACTCCGGATCAACAAGCATTCGATTACGACCGAGCAAACGCAACACTGGTTCAATACGGTGCTGTATCGATGATTACTGATGTTGTTGGTGATACCAATGAAGATCCAGTAATGATGGATTGCGCGGAAATGATGGGTGAACAGGCCGGTCTTACTTCCGAAATGATTGTTTGGGGCGAGCTTAAAGCTGGTACCAATGTTAAATGGTCATCTTCTCAAGGCGCATCCGCTGCCGCTATCACTGACGTCGATCAGAAACTTACTAACCTGATGCAAAGTCAGGCAATTCGTGACATCAAGAATCAGAAAGGACGCAAGTTCACTTCTGTTATTGAAGGTACCGTGAAGGTAGGGACCAAGCCTGTTGAGCCTGGTTACATCGCTGTTGCTCATACCGATTGTGAAGACGACATTCGCGCCATGACAGGTTTTAAAACTGTTAGCGAGTACGCATCCATGAAGCCGATCTGTCCAGAAGAAATCGGTTCCGTAAAGGATGTTCGTTATTTGCTGTCTCCTGAGCTTAATCCTACTACTGATGCCGGCGCAGCTGTTGGTGTTACTGGTTTGGTTACTAGCGGTACCAAGGTCGATGTTTACCCCGTCATCTATTTGGCGAAGGAAGCATTCGGTGTTGTTCCACTAGCCGGTAGTTCATCCCTCCATCCCTCGATCATAAATCCTGGGAAAATCAGCAAGTCTGATGTACTGGGTCAGCGCGGGTATTGCGGTTGGAAGACTTGGCTCGTAGCAAAAATCCTGAATGATAACTGGATTGTTCAGGTTCAAGTCGGCGTTAGTAACCTCTACTAACCAAGACTAGCAAGGGCGGCTTCGGTTGCCCTTGTTTTTATTCACAACCTGCCCTGGAGTAAAAAGCCTAATGACCACTAGAGTCGATAGCAGCCAACCTGTAACAGCGCTCGTCGCAGTGCTTCAATCAGAATTTGGAATAGTATTACCCTCAAACACCAAGAAACAAGTTGTCCTCGATGCGCTCACACAAGCTGGCGCTCTGGTCGATACACTTGTTCCTGAAACCGGCGAACAAGCAGCACGCGCCGATCAAATCACTGCTGACAATGCAGTTAATAATCTTGAGTCTGACGATGATGGCGATGGATTTGAGTCAGAAGAAGACGAGCATGAGCGTATAGGCCGAGAAGCCCTCGCCGCAGATCAGGCAATCCGTAATAGCCAACCCAAAGGCTACCTTGTCACTATCCACGAAAAGGATGGCGAGCAGGAAGCAGTATCGGTTCGAGCCCAAAATTCACACATTTACATTATCCGTGGTCGCCAAGTTGTTATTTCAAGGGCTCACTACAGCGTGCTGAATGGCGCCAAGCGTCGAGAGTTTCGTGATCGTGAGAACGAGCGCGGCGAACCTATCCGAGTATCAACCGAAGTGCCTCGTCACTCGATGGATGTTCAAGATCGGTATATGACCACAGCTGAATATGAAGCGGCTAAAAAAGAATATAACGGACAGAAAGCGGAGCAGTAACCATGAGCGATTTCCTTGCGCTATGTAAAGCCGTACGCAGGGATTGTGGTATCTCTGGTGATGGCCCTGCTGCTGTCACTAATCAAACAGGGACGCTCAAAAAGATTGTTGATTGGACCTCGGAGGCGTGGGTCAATATTCAGCGTAGTCGCCGTGACTGGCGATTTATGGCTGCCTCGCACGCAGGTTCATTGAGCACATCAAAGCAGGAATACAACGCTTCCGATCTGGCAATAGCAACGGCGGTACTGGGAGAAATCGATCACGAATCGTTCTACCTTGGTACCGACGAGCTGCCACTGCAATATCACGACTATCTTGACTGGCGCAAAGAGCGCTATGGCATCACACCAAAAACCACTAAGCCGCAGCGATGGACAATTAACCTGGCTGGCAATGTGCTTTTGGATTCAATACCCGATCAAGCGTACACATTCACATTTGATTATCGCAAAGCCTCGCAGATTCTTGCAGCCAATACCGACACTCCATACATGCCCGCGGATTACAAAGACGCAATTATTTCTTTAGCAGGGCAGTATTACGCTGATTACAATGAAATGGCCGCGCTATCAAACAAGTTTGGAATTCGCCACACGAATACGATGACGGATCTGGAGAACGACCAGTCGCCAACAGTAACTTTTCCCAGTAGCCGATTTGGCCGTTCGCGATGAGTTCATCCTGGCGGCAGGCAACCATCAAATTTCTTGGTGGCCAAAACGTCAACCCGGATGTAGATAACTCTCCCGGCGAAGCGCTACTTATTAAAAACTACGCTCTCGATAGCAAAGGCTATCCCAAGCGCATGGACGGCATTGAGCGGTTTGATGGACAGCCCGCACCCTCAGAATTTACCGTTGCATCATCAACTGACGACGATGATTACAACACACAACTGTTTGCAGGTATTGCGGCAAGACGGGCTTTAATTGCAGCTGTTCCGGGTTCGGGAGCTGTTCGTGGCGTCGCCTTTTTTAATAATGTCCTGTACGCGTGGCGTGATAATGCTGCCGGCACATTCCTTGAAATGTTCCAGTCTAGTGGTGCTGGCTGGGTGGCTGCTACTGGTTTTCCTACTGGCACACTGATTGTTGGTGGCAGAATACGGACCATAAAGGCCAATTTTATAGGCTCATCATCCGGCACCAAGCTATATGGCGTTGATGGTAAGAACAAAGCGTTCATGTACGACGGCGCAACCTATACCGAGATCACTACCGGTACGCCGATCGACACCCCCAATCATATCGTAGAGCACCAAAAGTATTTGTGGCTGGCCTTTACTGGCGGAAGCCTTCAGCACAGTGTTGTGGGTGAGCCTACAAACTTTGGTGGTGGTGCTGGTGAGATAGGTATCGGTGATGAGATTGTTGGATTAACAAAGCCCCCGGGCGGAGCGTTGCTTGTTGTGAGTGATGGCCGGCTCGACCTAATCTATGGCGCCAGTGCTTCAACATTCCAGCGAGTAGACTTTAACGAGGAAATGGGCGGGTTCGAGAATACCCTGCAAATTGTTGCTGATGCGATTATCGGTAACCACCAGGGCTTCATGGTGCTGCCTCGTACTCAAGACTTTGGTGATTTCAATTACAACACCATGAGCGAAAAGATACAGCCAGCATTACGATTTTCGGTAAACAGGCCGGTAGCGTCGTGCGTCGTCGGCGGGAAAAACCAGTACCGGGTATTTTTTGAAGCAGGCGACGGCTACACAGCAACATTCAAAGGCAATCAACTACTTGGCTGGTCGCCGTTCGATTACGGCATAGACAAAGTAGCGAGCTGTTTGGGCAAGGGTAATGACTCCAACAAGGCAGAGCGCATTTTTATTGGTTGCGAAAACGGTTTCGTTTATGAGATCGACAAAGGGCGCAGTCTCGATGGCGACGACATGGAAGCAACATTCCGTATGGCTTATGCCGCTATTGGCGGTCCGAATCAAGTAATTCGTGCACACAAAGCTGTTCTAGAAATTGACGCACAAGACACCACCGAAATCACAGTGACTCCGGATTACGAATTCTCAAGTGACGATGTACCCGAAGCAGAAAGCCAAACGGTTAATGTTGTTGGAGCGGGCGGATTCTATGATGGGGCGGTGTATAACCAAACCAAATACGGCCCTTATCGCCAGCTGGTAGACCTTGAGCTTGATGGCCATGGCTCAAATATGGGTATTTTGTTTCATTCCCTAAGCAATCAGGAACTGAAAAAAAATACCCATATTTGAGCCATGGCCATCAAGCTCAAGGTCTACCAGCTG